TGCCTTGACAAGACAGTTGACCTTGACCCTGAGAAATTGACGTGGCTGGCTATCGATCTTTCACCAGACAGAAAACGAGCAAGTCTCGTTGGGGCGCAGAAGCTAGAAAATGAGTCGTTTGTCGTAAAGCTGCTGCACAGTTGGTCAAATGAGTTGCAGCTTGATGATCGGGAAATTGCCAACGAATTAGCAGACTATGCGCGCAAGTATCCGACTGAGTATGTGCTTTACAGCAGAAAATCAGCTGGGGCGGTTGCCTCACGGCTTGCACCTGCTGGCATACCAGTATTTGACATGGACGGTGCGTATCCGCAGAGCTGCGACGAAATGTTGTCGGCGATTAACAGCGGCAGACTCAAACACCGTGGGCAAAGTCAGTTGACTGAGGAAATACTAGCTGCGGTGCAATTGCGTCGAGGTGACGGCGGTTGGGTCATTGGCAGACGTGCCAGTAACGCCATTGTGTGTGGTGCGGTCGCTGTTGCGCTGGTGACACACTTTGCGACACGCCCAGACAATGATCTTGACATCATGGTTGGTTGATCGTATAAGCCTGTCAGAATTAGGACATGGGTTTATTTGATCTATTTGTGCCAAAGGTTACAGCTGCCGTCACAGCTGAGCCTTTGGACGTTGACGCATCACTTGCGCCGTATTTCACAGAAAACAACAATTTCTACTTTTACGGCATTGCACAAGCTAATCGTGCAGAGGCTATGAGTGTGCCAACAGTGGCGCGTGCTTTGAGCATCATGCAGACAATTGCATCATTACCTATGCACACTCGCAATGAGGCAACAGGTGAAAAGATTTCACAACCGCGTGTAATTAACCAACCAGACCCACGCATACCAGGGTCAACGTTTTATGGTTGGCTGATTTCTGATTTATTCTTTCACCCAGCAGCTTATGCAATGGTTATGGAACGTTATGCAGACACGGGAAAAATCCGTGCAATGGAAAGAGTTGCACCAGAGCGCGTGTCAATTACTACAAATTTTGATAACACAGAAATTACAGCGTACGAGATCGACGGCAAACCAATTGACCCAACAAATCTGGTCGTGTTTCCAAATACGCAAGAGGGTTTGCTTGCTCGCGCAGGTCGCACAATCAAAGCTGCTGCCGCGCTAGAAAAGGCATCATTAAATTTTGCTAATGAGCCAACACCGCTAATGGTCTTGAAATCAAATGGCACATCATTGCCAGCAGATCGCGTTACAAAAATTCTTAATGCTTGGCGTACAGCTCGCGCAAACAAATCGACGGCATTTCTCAATGCTGATGTCACAATGGAGTCAGTCGGTTTTGACCCTAAGAATTTGCAGCTTAATGAAGCCAGAAACTATGTCTCGCTTGAATTAGCGCGTGCATGTGGCTTGCCTGCTTATTTCACAGACAGCCAGCAATCATCATTTACTTACGCAAACGCTTTAGATAAGCGACGCGATTTAGTTGATTTTGCGTTTCGCACATACATGTCAATTATCGAGCAACGCTTGTCATTTGCTGATTTCACACCAGCAGGCAACCGCGTCATGTTTGATCTTGACGATTTCCTACGCGGCAACCCATACGAGCGCGCGCAGGTTTATGAAATCTTAAATCGCATTGGCGCAATGTCAATCGACGAAATCCGCGAGGAGGAGGACATGTTGCTATGAAAAAACTCATAACACCAATTGCTATCACGGCAGCTGACTCAAATAGTCGTACGATCACCGGTCGCATTGTGACATTTGAGGAGACTGGAAACGCCTCAATTGGCAAAGTGCAATTTGCTAAAGGAAGCATTGATGCCGTGCCTGTTTTGCTTAACCTAGAGCATGACCGCACGCGTCGTATTGGCAAAACATTGTCAATCGAAGCAAACGATCAAGGCATTGATGCAACATTTAAGATCGCTAACACAACAGCTGGTACAGATGCACTTGTAGAAGCGTCAGAAGGTTTGCGCGACGGTTTTAGCGTCGAGGTTTATTTTGACGAGTATGAAACCTTGAAAGACGGCACAGTACGCATTATCAAGGGTGAAATGACTGGCGTTGCATTAACGTCAGAGCCAGCAATTAGATCAGCACGCGTCAACGAGGTCGCAGCAACAACAGGCGACGAGCCTGAGATTTCTGACTCAACAGTTGAGCCAGAGGAAACACCAACAACAGAAGGAGACGAAGTGGACAACACCGTCACAAACGCGGAAACCGTCGAGACGGTAGAAGCCGCACAGTCAGTAACAGCAAATGCGAAGCCAGCAATCGGCGGCTCATTTACAAAGCCACGCTTAGAGTTCACAGCTGCTAAGTATCTTGAAAACACAATCCGCGCATCACTAGGCGACGAAAACGCTCGCCAGTATGTTGCAGCAGCGGCAGACGTTACAGATAACGCAGGTCTAGTACCTACACGTCAATTGACAGAAGTAATCAATGGACTTGCAAACACAACACGCAGCAACATTGATGCGATCAGCCGTGGGGTCTTGCCTGACGCTGGCATGAGTTTTGAGATCCCAAAGATCACACAAATGCCAACAGTTGCAGCCACAGCAGAAGGTGCTGCACCAAGCGAGACAGATCAAAACGCTGCATTTGTAACAGTCAACGTTGCAAAGTACGCAGGACAGCAGACTTTCTCAGTCGAGCTGCTTGACCGTACATCACCACTATTTTTTAACGAGCTATTGTCAAACATGGCAGCAGCTTATGCAAAGGCAACAGATACAGCAGTTAACGCTGCATTGATTTCTGGTGCATCAGCTGACGCAACAACAGTTGCTACATACCCAACAGCGGCAGAATTGCTAGGCATTGTCGCTCGCGGTGCGGCATCAGTTTATGCAGGCACACAGGGCTTTGCTCGTAACATCATTATGAATACAAGCCAGTGGGCAAACGCAATGACACTTAACGACTCAGGTCGTCCAATTTACAACGCATCACAGCCAAGCAATGCAGGCGGTGTTGTACGCCCAGACTCTATCCGTGGAAACATTGCAGGGCTTGATCTATTTGTTACAGCAAACACAGCTGCAACAACAGATACAGACGGTTCAATCTTGATCGTCAACCCAGCTGCATACACATGGTATGAGTCACCAACCTACCGACTACGCGCAGACGTAATCGCATCAGGTCAAATCTCAGTATCAGTTTATGGATACGGTGCAATTGCAACCAAGATCGGTGCAGGCGCATTTAAGAATAACAAGGCGTAATAGCCACTAACTAATCATGCGGCGGGTTCTCCCGATCTCGCCGCAGCAGTCGAAAGGGGACGGACATGCCAGCCATTGTCACAGCTAGCCAGTTGCGCACGGTGCTTGGCGTGTCCGTCAGCCTTTACAGTGACAGTTATTTAGACGAAATCATTAACACCAGCGAGGACGTAATTTTGCCAATGCTGGTTGCCAATGTTTCAGGCGTTGATGCTTACAAGCTAGAAAATAACGTAGCAACATTTTTTACAGTCCGTGAGCATTACTTTGTAGCTGGTCAATCAGTGATCGTTACAGGTTTGCCAGCACCATTTACAGCAACACACACAGTCGTTGACAGTGCGCCTTTTTACTTTACAGCAGCACTTACAAACGCAAACGTGACATTACGACCAATTGTGCCAAACGGCAAAGCAACATTGTCTGGTTACTCAGCTGCCGAAATTTATGCCAGCACACCAGCAATTGAGTCAGCAATCTTGGCTGTTAGCGTTGAGGTATTTCAGTCTCGCGTTGCAGCTGGTGGACAGATCGAGGGCGTTGACTTTACAAGCTCGCCTTACCGTATGGGTCGCAGCTTGACTAACCGCGTCAGCACTTTACTTATGCCTTATTTGGACGCTGAGACAGTGGTTCAATAAATGCCAGCAAACTCAATTGCCGAAACGCGAGCAGCTTTAGCAAACGCCTTTAGCGCGCTATCTGCAAACGTCTATCCAAGCGTGCCAGAAGCACCCATACCGCCTGCCATTGTTGTCGTACCTGACAGCCCATACATGGAGGTCGTGTTAATTGGCAAGGCAAAAACACAGGTAAAAATTAACTTTGCAATCACAGCCATTGTTGCCTCAAACAGCAACGCTGGCTCGCTGGACAATCTGGAAAAACTCATCATAGGTATTCTTGCTGCAATGCCAGCAGGATACGTTGTTGGCGTTATTGAAAAGCCAACAGTGTTGGAAGTAGGACAAAGTCCAATGCTGGTTGCTGACATAAACGTTTCGACGTACTACACACAAACAACATAGGGGACAAAATGCCAACGACAATCATAACTGGTCGCGATTTAGTCGTGACCATTGCAACCGTTAATTACGACGCACAAGCGACCAGCGCAACACTTGCGAATTCACCAACCGTGGAGACGTACCAAACACTTGACGGCAAGGCTTACAAGCACATTGACGACCAGTGGACATTCGACGTTTCCATGCCT